ATCAGAATTCTCCAGGTTTTTTGCAAGGTCTGTTAAATACATCTCGGCAGTGAGCAGTCCTCGAATCTCACCACAAAGTGCGCGGTATTCCGCGTAATCCTTAGCTGCGCCACTGGAAACGGCATCAGCTATTTGACTGCGCTTATTTCTGTACTGTTCAAGCAGTACCTCAAGCGTTCTATCCATTAATCACCTTTATTTTGCGTCCCTTTTGGTACGTTGAGTTGCGCCTTTTTATGGGCGATGTCTGTGCCAATTTTTAAACCTTCTAATTCCATCTTAGCTTCAAGTTGGGCTTTATCTTTGGCTATTTTTGCTCCAACTTGCATACCAGCAATTTCTTTCTGAGATTCGATTCGGCTTTCTTCTACACGAATCTGGTCAGCTTTAGCTGCTGCATCAATTTGAAGTTTTTGCTGCTTAAGTTGCATGTCCTGTTGCTTGAGCTGTAATTCTTGCTGTTGCATTTGGACCAGTGGGTCTTGTTGCGCTTGTGCGTTTTGTTGAGCTTGAGCCTCTTGTTGGTTCTGCTGCAACAGTTGTTGCGCTGCTTTAGCAGCGAGTTGCGAGATTCTGACTTCCAAATGTTCTGGAATGCCTTCATCTTCGTATTGTTTGTTATCGGGTGGAAGTTCCATGCCCATCCGCATTTCCATCTGCTTGCGATACTCATAGCCAATATGCTCAGCAATGTGAGCAGACATAGCCGCACCAATTGCCTGTGCCATTGGGCTTTGCTGGACAAGTTGCATAATCTTAGGATCTTGCATGGCTGACATGTGCACTGCAATATGAGCCTGATGGTCTTGGTAGAGGAAAGCTTTAACTGGCTTCATCATCAAAATGTTTTGGTTCTCAGTAACTGGGTCAACTGGTTTTCTATCATCTTGTGTTGGTACTAATTTTTGGTAGTTTTTAATGCCCAACACGTCTAACATCTGACGATGTAGAAGTGGGAGATCGTAGAGTTGTGGAGCAGATTGAGCCAATTGCAGGGCCGCTTGATACTGCACTACCTTTTGAGACATAGTAGCCGCATTAGGATCACTTACAGGTATGACATTTACTTGGTCATAATCTGACTTTTTAGCCCTACGACTGCCTTCAATAGGCTCATAGCTATACTCTTCAGGAGTGTAATCAGCGATAATTTTCTTTAATAAGCGGAATTCTTGCTTCATTGCATAGTGAATACGAGCCTGTACTGCGCTCATCACCTTCAAAGTACGCTCTAATATAGCTAAAGTAGTTCCTACTGGCGAATTAGCAGACATATCGGACACTTTCATATCCGCAGCGGCTGCAAAACGACGACCTTCGTCAATAATTTGATTCATTAACTGATATAAGGTCTGACTTGGCTCTTTATACGGTAACGGTAGGATGTTATCTCGCATTGTTCCGCTTGGAACGTCTACATCACGGAATTCTCCAGGGCTTATCGGTGTGTCATCGCCTTTGATTCGCAATCCACGGGTCTTAAAGCCACCTGGCAGGTTGCTAAGGGTTCCTGCGTCAACCAATTGTCGGAGAATACTAGTGCCTGACTTAGCAAAAGCGCCAATAAGGTGGATAAGACCAAAGCAATAAAAACCAAAACCTGGAATATAACCATAATGGACGAAATGGTTGCGTTTTGCGTGTGTTTTGTCGTCTGGTTCCCAGTTCCGTCGAATTGCAAGGACATTACTTGTGCCTTTTTCAATAGTTATTACGTAAGGAAGAGCAATACCAGTGGGTCTGCCTTTTTTATCTTTATGTTCGTAGCCAGGAAGGTCTAAATTGACATGCATTTCAAGAAGTTTGAAGCGATCATCTGACGTAGCTCTAAAGCCCATCTTCTCAGCAATCTTTTTTTCTACTTCATCTAGCGAATTAACAGGTTCAGCAAGGTCAATATCACGATAAAAACCTGCTACTTGTAATTTAATTACCTCGTTCTTAGTTTTACGCATCACATGCGTAACACGCTCAGAAGTTTCAATATTGCTAGCGCCATAAGGCACAACAATATCTTCCGCAGGAATAAATATAGAGGCTTGACGCTCTAAACCTGGATCGTAATAAACTTTTTTGAAGGCATTACCTGATAAACCCAAACCCCAAAGCATACGCTCGTGCTCAGGACGATATTCTTTCATCACATCTGTTAGCTGGTGGTTCATGTCATCTCTGACACGCTCCGCTGCATCTTTTTTCTCTGTTGTCTCTTTACCAATAATCTCAATTTTTACTGGACCTGCTGCTGGAAACGTCTCCATCATGGTCTCAGATTGGAATTTTACTAATGCTTCAGACAATAGCGGATGATAAACACCGCAAGCGCCTTCCCACGGTTCAGTGCGCTCTTCAATCTTCATACCTAGGAGTTCTAGACCATCAACGTAAGTCTGCATCCAGTCTTTGCGTGAGCTAATGTCCTCATCAAACTCACCAATTAAATCCGAAGCTATAGCCTGAAGCTCTCGCTCATCCATGTCCTCTGCAAGGTTTGCAGAAAAGTCATCTTCTTCTTCGTCATCTGGTTCTATCCGAATTGCTAGCCCATCAATACCAATTTCAACTGACTCAGGATCCTCAATAGTAATTTCAAGAGGCTCTTCCTGCATGGCTAACTGCTCCATACCCATAGGGGCTGCGTATAATCCTTTTTCAATTGCCATAATTTGCCTTATACGTTGTAGTATCCTTTTTGCCTACGTGACCTAAACGCCATAGGCTCATCTTCTTCATCACTATCTAATCTAATAAATCCACCACGCCTAAATCTTAGTAAGGCTTGGCTCATCGAGTCAACCAAGTCATCGTGTTCGCCTGATGGAAAACTAGCAACTTCCTCAACTAGCTCATCGGCCCAACGAGTACCTGGTACCCATACTCTACCAGATGCAAATATATCTGCAACTGCATTTAAACGAGAAATTTTATCATTACCCTTTGATGGAGTGTACTCCTGTACAGGTAGCCCCATCGCTCTTAATTCAAAAACAAGTGGCGCACCTGACGCTTTTGCCTCAACTATTAAGCTATCTGGCTCCCATTCTTTGTATTGTTCCACCGCTTTTTGCTTTAGTTCAGGAAACTCCATCCGTCTTTTGAACGAATTAAGCAAGATAATGTTAGCTTGTGAGCGCCCTGTATCGTCATCTTGATAGAAAACCCCCCATGTTGTACACGCAGAATAGTCTGATCGCTCAGTTTTAAGGAATGCCGTATCCCAAGACTGGATAGTAAACTCACAGGCAGGTGGGGTTTCATCTTCCCAAATCTGCCACCACTCTCTTTTGATGATTGCAGAGACCTCAGAGGTCGGCTGCTGCATATATTGAGCCTGCCATTTACTAACTGGGAGTTCTTCCCGCAGTGCAAATAGCTCTTTTTGGCTCCAAAACTCAGGCCAAAGCGGGGTGTCATCGTCAAATAGTGCTGGAAACTCAATCAGTCTCCACCCCTCTCCATCCCTTTGGGCGTCTGACTTTAATACCTGACCAGTAAGGTCCTTTTTGGACCATCTTGTCATAACGATAATGATTGCCCCACCTGGCTGTAGACGCTGACGAGGTCCTGAGGTGTACCACTCGTACGTTTTATCGTAAATATCCGAGTTAGTTTCGGCTAGAGTTGCCTCTTGCTCTGAGTGAGGGTCGTCAATAATGAGGACGTCCGCTCCCTTACCCGTGACAGCGCCCCCAACACCAATAGCAAAATAGTCTCCACCATGGTTGGTCGCCCACCTTCCAGCCGCTTTACTGTCAGACTGCAGTCCAACACCTGGGAATATAGACTTATATACCTCTGAGTCGACAAGATTACGTACTTTTCGTCCAAACCCAACAGCAAGCTCTGCAGTATGGGCTGTTTCGATAATCTTTTTCTGTGGGAACTTACCCAGAAACCAAGCAGGAAGCAAGTAAGACGCAAATTCGCTCTTTGTATGACGGGGAGGCATATTAATAATAAGCCGTTTGCAAGTGCCGTTAGCGACTGCTTCAAATGCTTCTGCCATATCTGCATGATGTTTTCCTGCTATGAATGTGGGCCAAACCTTTTTAACAAACTCCATGAACTTAACTTGGGCCTGCTCTTTACTCTTTAACTTACCTAGAATATCTAAGTCTTCTAATAGCTTGAGCTGTTCTGCTTCAGGCAGGAGATGAAGAATACTAGGGATATCTTCTAAGCTAACGTTCTGTATGACTTCTTTAGCTAGCATTATCTTTGCTTACCTCTACTGGCGTACCCATATCTACTATACCTAGCGCGTCGTCCAGATTACTCATAGCATCTCTCTCGGGGGTAACATCCTTGGCATTTAGTAGGCGCTTGATCCGCTCCTTGATTGCCGTTTCTAAATCGGTAGAGTCTTTATAGTTAATGGTCACTTCGGAGCGTTCAGTGAACAGCGCTATATCTGAGTGCTTACCCAGTAACTCAATAGCCTTTAGCTCGTACCTGGCGTCTCCGCAATTGGCTAGTTCTAATAGCTTATTAGTAAGGGCTGACCTGACGTCTGTCATCTCGGCAGCTATCCGTGAGCTGTACACCCGCAAAAACTCCCGTGCCGCAAATGCTACAGGCGGTGAAGAGAGTGCTCCCTTGTCTTGTTTTTTGACTGCACTTTCCAAGAGACTTGCCGTTTTAATAGCGTCTTCCTTGTCCATCTCAGGGGGAGGACCAAGTTGTTCTAGTACGTCTTGGGTATTTGATACCACCGCCAGTTCTTCAGCAAAAGACGAAGTTTGGGCGTCCGTCAAATCATACGGAGGTGGGATGTCCTTAGTAGGCTCAATATTAATTGTCATTGCAGGGCGAAATGCAAGTGTGTGGCGCTCCAGTTTTTTGAACTATACCACAAACTTTTTTGGTGGGGTGTTTGTTTGCACGTACACCCCTGACGCGACTCACGTGAAGAGTGAGGTTAGTTTACTTGCTTTCGCTAATAAACTTATTCATTTCCGCAGCTCTCTCAAGTACCTCTTGATAGGAAGGAAACTTAGGGGGTTCACCCGCTTTACCCATTAAATCCCAAAGTTGCATTGTGGCGTGAAACTGCCCGTATAGCATGCTTTTAGCGGACTCAAGTAACTGATAGCGTAGTTCATATGGATTCATAATAAAGCTCCTGTGTGTTGTGTGTATGAGCAAAAGCGCTCAGAAGTAGTGTACCCCATTTAATAATTTTTGTACATTATACGAAACAATTTGTTGCGGTGCATCAATTATACATGTTTTTTGGATGTGTATAGATTTTGCGGTTTTATATACATGTTATGTAGGTTTATCTTTTTTACTTATATAAGTACTTGTATATTTTTTATTGAAATTTCATGCACTTTTTATACCTACGGGTTAGATTTCTTTTTCTTGCCTTTGAGTTTCTTTTTCTTCTTTAGGCGTTCTTCGTGGTGGTGAATCCTGTGGCAATTAGCGCATAGAGCTATGCACTTTTTAATCTCTTCTCTTGCCGCTTTATAGTTACCGTTTTGCGCTAGCTCGTTAACAGACCTATAGTTTGTTCGGTCTACATGATGAAAGTCCATAGCCGCTGAATGAGAAAACCCGCAATTTGTACATTTAAATGTACCTTTAAACTCATACCATTCTTTGCGTTTAATCCGTTTTAGCTCTGCTGCTCGTTTGCGAACCTTCTCACCATTCTTCTCATAGTAGTCACGGCTGTACTCCGCATGCTTTAACTTTTTTACGTTCGCGTCTTTGTACGGCATCAGGCTGCACCTTATATTTCCAGTAGATTGCGTTACGGAACGACCATGGCTGTCCTGGAGTATATATCTTAAATCCCGCATTAATCAAGGAGTTAGCGCTTGCAGGGTTATTAGTAGTATCGGTGATGCACCAGTTCCACCCAAGTTTTCTGGCTTGCTTGATGCGAGCTTGGATTAATCTTTTTTGCAACCCGTTGCCTGTATAGCCATCGAGCACACCTGCTCTACATAAGTAACCTGTGTCGGTCCACTTGATCGAACGGACCAAACCCGCAAAGCCGACAGGCTTTCCATCCTGTGCATACGCAATCCACCAATGGCCCCGTTCTGGTTTGTAGATGTTGTCGCTTGGCAGAATCTTTTTTTGTAAATAGCAGATAAGCGTTATCAGAGACGGGTTTCGTAGGTCGACCTTTTTTATAGTGAATTTCATAGCCCCACCCTACTCTCTAAGTGTTTCAGATATTTTACAAAAAATATATCCCCCTGGGGGTTGCGGAATAAAAAACATAGGGGGTGGGTTCTTAAGGTACGTTTTGGCGGAAGTCTGTGGATACTTTAATAGGGGGAGGGGGGTTAAGGTGTTGTTGTGTTACAACTAAGGGGTCACAGGGTGCGGGGCTTAGCGGGCCATGTCGCTTAAGAAGCCATATTTTAAATCGTTGTATCTCTTGTGCAAATTAGTGAGTATAGGCTGTGGGGGACTCCTACTTTTTAAAATGGGGGTGTGGGTATGCTTGGTTTTTACTAGCCTAACATTGTTAGGGTAGGGCTATTTATTGTTTCTGATAACTTGCATTTAGTGTTACAAATAGAGTATAATAAACCTATGCAAACAGAGAATGGTTTGCATCTGACCTAGCAGATCTAGGTATTTAAAT